ATTTGGCGGCGGCAATCAGCAGAGCGCCATCGACATCTTCGCCGCGCAGAAGCAGTGCGAACAGCAGCGCAAAGAACTCCGGCAGCTTATCAGTTACCAATATGGGAACGATGCCTGGTTGGAGTTTCAGGCCATCGAGCGCCGGGTGCGAGAGCAGCAGCGCGAACAGGTTTACCGCCGCCGCGAGATAATTGAGTCGATCATGGAATTTTTACTATGGTCTGGTATAATCTTGGTGACCGTGGCGCTGTCTGGCGTCGGCCTGTATCTGTGGGGCCGCTATTTGGGGAGGTGGTAGGATGCGCGAGAAGCTAACTTGGCTTGCCTTCGTTGCGGGCATTTTCGCCATCCTCTGGCTAAGTGGTGACGGCTTTTATCGTTACCCGTGCCAATCGCCAGAACTTTTCGACGCCGTCGAATGCAACCCTCCGCTTTGCCTTCGCACAAGAAACTGTGCGTCCGATCTGACAGGAGTTTCGGAATGAGCAAGAACGATCCTGATTTTATGGAAGCCAAGCTGCGCTACTTCATCGGCGTGGCGCTGACCTGCACCTTGGGCGGCATCGTGTTCTTCACGCTTTACGCGCTGATCTTCGTGACCCAGCCGCTGGGCGAGAGCAGCGAAAACGACCGCGCACTGTTCTCTATCCTTACGCCCATTGCCTCGTTTCTGGTGGGTGCCTTGGGTGGCGTGCTGTCGGCAGGAAGCAACCGCAACAAGGCTGGCAATGAGCCGTCTTCACAGGAGCCGAGAGAATGATCGGACGCATGATTGGAATGTTTATTGGCCGCAAGGCTAAGGCCAAGATGGTCGATGCCGTGCTGGACAAAGTGGACTTGCCCGACCCGGTAGAGAACGCAATCAAGGTTGCAGCCACTGGCAACGTCGGTGACTTGCTCGGCGGCATGGGCAAGGACATGGCCAAAGAGGCTGTGCTTGACGCCATCGTGCGAAAGCCGGGGAAAAAGAAATGAGCCTTCTGACCGAAGCCCAACTGGCGGCTATGATCCCGACCAACAAAGAGGTTGCAGCCTGGTGCGAGGAGCTGAACAAAGCCTTGCCCAAATACGACATCACTACGCCGGAAAGGATCGCTGGCTTTACTAGCCAGTGCGCGCATGAATCAGGCGAATTCAACCAACTGATTGAGAACCTCAACTATTCCCAGCAATCTCTTGAGCGCGTCTTCCCTCGGTACTTCGGACCAGGCAAGCGCAACGCTGCAGAGTATGCTCGGAACCCGGAGAAGATTGCGAACTACGTCTACATGGACGAGAACCGCACCAGCAAACTTGGCAATACGCAGCCTGGGGACGGAGCCAAATTTATTGGCCGCGGTCTTAAACAATTGACCGGCCGTGACAACTACACTCGCTTTGCCAAAGACTACGACATGACAGCGGAGCAAGCCGCCGAGTGGTTGGAGACTAAAGAAGGCGCATTGGCCTCGGCTCTCTGGTTCTGGAACACCAAGAACCTGAACGCAGTTGCTGACACCGGCGACGTGGTAAGGATGACCAAGATCATCAACGGCGGCGACATTGGCCTGGCCGATCGGCAAGCTCGGTACGAAAAGGCAATGGCTGTGCTGACGGGCAAGATCCCCTTGCGTGCAGCCAACAACAACGGCACTCCAGTAAACCCGCAGATCACTGACGCGGTCACGCAGGTCTTGCGCAAGGGTGCCAAGGGTGACGCCGTCAAGCGTATGCAGGCCAAGCTCGGCATCAAGGATGATGGTGACTTTGGCCCCGGCACCGAGATTGCGCTGAAGAAGTGGCAGTTGGCCAACGGACTGACCGCTGACGGTGTGGCCGGGCCGAAGACCCTTGCCAAGTTACTGGGGTAGAGATCATGCACGCTGACGCGGACATGACACCGAGACAGCAAGAAGCCGTCGAGGTCTTCAAACGCACGGGTAATGTCTCAGAGGCTGCCCGCGAGTTCGGCATCAATCGCCGTGACCTTCAGCGTATGCTAAAGCGGGCTGGCTATGACGCAGAGACCCGCGCCCAGTATCGCGTCGATCCGGCCATCGCCGACAGCATGGCCGCAGTTGGCACCAACCTGACGCCGTCGCTGGCTTGGGTGAAGGTACCGGCCAAAGACGATGAGCCTGGCTACTCCGTTATGCTGCGGCCAGATGGCGAAGCGCCAGAGGCCGTCGCAGATCGCATACGAGCGGCGCTGGAGGGCATGGTGCCTGCCGAGCCTGTGGTGGCACCCGAAACCGTCATGGCCGATCTGTGCGCCGTATATCCGCTCATGGACGCGCACGTCGGGATGCTGGCTTGGGGCCGCGAAACAGGCGCGCAGGACTATGATCTCGGCCACGCGGCCAAAGACATGCGGCACGCCTTTGCCAAGGTGCTGGCCCTCACGCCTGCCGCCGAGCAGGCCGTCCTGCTGATCGGTGGCGATTACTTCCACAGCGACGACACGCGGTCAGAGACGCCTGCCAACCGCCACAAGCTGGACGTGGACGGGCGCTTTTGGAAGGTGCTTGACGTTGGCATCGGCATCATCGCCGAAACAGTGGCACGTTTATTGGCAAAACATGCCAAACTGCATGTGCGCGTCCTGCGCGGCAACCATGACCCGCACTCCAGCATGACGCTCAACTTCGCGCTGGCAGAGCGGTATCGCAATGAGCCGCGGATCACGGTCGAAAAAGAGCCGCGCGATCTGTTCATGATGCAATGGGGCAAGTGCGCCATCTTTGCCCACCACGGCGACAAGGGCAAACCCCAGCAGATGGCCTTGTATTTGTCGGATGTCTGCCCGTTCTGGTCGCAAACGCGCCACCGGCACTACCTGACGGGCCACGTCCACCACGATCAGGCCAAAGACCTCGGGCCGCTGCGGTTTGAGAGCCTGCGCGCCTTCTGCCCGCCTGATGCATATGCTGCCGGCATGGGCTACGGCGCGAGGCGAGCCTTGCAGTCGATCACCTTTCACAAGCAGGACGGGCTGGTGCTGCGTGCGCTAGATCCGATTGATCGAGATGAAAGATAACCTGCCCATCGCATCTTGGCGCGTCACCCGCGATGGCCTGCTGGTGTCGATCAATCAGTATCACGGCGTGATACCGTTTGCGCAGTTCGGCGGCCTCGTGCTGGCGCTTATTGAGAGAATGAAGAATCGCGAGGGGCGCCAAGGTTAAACCGAGCCGTAGCGCGAACATGGTTATCGACCAAACACAAAGCCACCCGTGACGGTTTCTTGGATGTGTTGCGCCCCTCGCAAATCGTTTTAGCGTGTCAGCTTCTGGCCTGCAATGGCCTTTTGTTCTCAAACTCCTTTAACGCGCGTTCAATCGCACCGGGCTTGCAGGACCAGACAGCTTTCGTCTTTGGCTTTGCATCGGCCTCCTTCCAAAAGCGGCTTTTGGTCGATGGCATGTGCGGGTTGAACTTCGACAGCGCCAAGACAATGCCGAACCGCTCGCAGGCGGCCGCGATGCTGGAGCGGTGCATTTCGTAATGGTTGGCAGTTTGAGTGATATTCCAGCCTTTTTCCTTAGCTGCGGTCAGCATGTCTTTGGTAATAATCCTGCGTTTCGGTGCCACGTGTTCTCTCCTTGATGGCGTTGATGATGTCTAAGTTTTGTTGGAGCATATAGAGGATCAGATCCAGTTGCTCCTGGGTGGCCCAAAGCCCACCCGGCACGCGAACGAAACCAGCGGCGCGAATGGCCTGTGCCTGAGGGCTTGTGTCGTGCCTGGTGCGGGTCATCCTTTCTCTCCCTCAATCTCGGCCAGCGTGGCGTTGATAATCTCTAGGTCAGATCGCGCAGAGGCCCGACCCACGCTCCATCCCTGCTCATTGTTGGCGACATGGACACGGGCAAGGAGAAGCACCTCCACCGCCTTCGCGAGCTTGGCCTCAGATGCGATCTGCATGTCAGCCAAACGCTTCACCCACTCAATCTGCTCATCCCGCTCCTTGGTCAGGGCTTCGAGGCGGTCGGCGGTATCTGGAACAAGGTTCCTAAGCACCAGTAAATTCGTGAACCCGTCAGGTCGCTTCTCAGGCCACATCTTCACAAGGTCGTAGGTGTCACGCAGCGCCTTCACCAGTTCTTCGTCAGTCAGTTCTTTGTCAGTCATTCGTCATGCCCTTAATAATTTGTTTCAGATCAGCCACGTCCTTGCGAAGCGCGGCGAGTTGTTCACCGATAGTTTCAGACTTCTCCCGGCACTGACATTCCGCATGATCGCCATAAATCGTGCGGTTCCAGCATCCCGGCACCAGAAACTTGCCGCCCGGAACGTCTTTGTCATAGACCCATCGG